CACTGGCAGAACTCAACCTGCTCTATCACAAAAGCAGGAGGTTCAACTTCCATTTCGAAGCCATACTGTAAGTGGTGTGCGGGAATTCCTGTGAGCAGGTTAAGATTCTCTCTTTCTAAGAAGATGCCGCAATCGTCTCCATCATTGATAAACCTCCAGCGACATGGAAGATCTTTCAAATAATGGTGAGAAATCGCGCACATGAGAATCACATTTCCTAGGGCGGTGTTCATGTCACCAGAGGCCCTACACCCTTCCACAACATATTTGACAGCACCATCGACCATATTTGCGTATCCTTTCTGGTCGATCTGCCATCTTAACAACTTCCGGAGCTCTGCGCTATTAAAAATGGAGTTATAAAAATCATGTTCGAACTCCAGAGCTTCACGGCTAACATGTTGATCGAACCGAGACGCGTCTAAACCAACAAAGACGGGGTTCTTAAATTCGGACCAATAGCGACTTATTGTCCGCGCTCTATCAAACATGTTGTCACATTTCAACACCACATGGTGGCCATATAACCTATCTATGGACTTGTAAACCAACTTCTCAATGGGCCTCAAGAAACGCCCCAAGCCCACATTATATACCGGGCTTCTAGGCTGGATTAACCTAGGACAAGGATTATTTTTCTTTGTACCATTATACAGTTCTGCTTTAATGAAGGTTTTGAGATAGCCATCTTGTCTACGAACACCCCGCGTGGTGTAAGTAGCTGCGGCAGCGGTATATCTACGCTTCAGCGACCCAGTGTATGAGTTGACAAACTCTTCAGCTGTCCACTCTGGGGGAAGCGCACGAAACCCTCTGCGCAAGGCTCTTGTAAAGTACTGTACAGTGGAAAATGATACTGTCGGTTTAGGGCAAGGAACAAAACCCGTCTTACCCTTAACCAGGTACAAACGCTCAGTGAGTGCTCTAAGCACAACAGAGAGACTGTTATTATAAAAGAACAAATTTTCTCTGACATTATCACACGTATAGGCATAAGCTTTGCGTGTTTTCACTAATCCGACACGGGAGATCACCTGCACGTGTTCCACACTCTGTGTCACTGTGGCTTCACACCCGTACAGCACCGCGCGGCACCACTAAGCTACATCAACTTCAGGTCTAAAATACCTGAACATCTCGTCGGCTT